GATCCGATGACTGGGCAACCTTCACATTTTATTGGGGTGCTAGTGATAACGGGAGCACGGTAGCTTTGCAAGCTTCAAGACAGGGTTCGATTCCCTGGCATTCCACATTGAGACTCCATCTATTATAAATAGCATATAAGACTATTTTATAGATGGAGTCTCCTTTATGTTTTACATAATATATAAAACAACTAATATTATTAATAATAAATTTTATATTGGAAAGCACCAGACAACCAATTTAAATGATGAGTATATGGGTTCTGGAAAAATTCTTAAGTATGCTATAAAAAAGTACGGGATTAAAAATTTTAAAAAAGAAATCCTTTATACTTTTAAAACAGAAAAAGAAATGAACGATAAAGAGAAAGAACTTGTAATCATATCAGACAATACATATAATTTATGTGAAGGTGGTAAAGGAGGGTTTAGTTTTATAAACAGAACGAGGAACCATGTTTCACATAATAAAAAATTGGCTGCAAATAGAGATTACTCTCTAACAGATAGATCATATATTACAGATGATTATCGCAACAATGCTAGAAATAAAACAAAAGATGGTTGGGCAAACGGCACGATAACTTTTATTCCAACCACAAAAGGGTTAAAATATTCTGATGAACAAAAACAAAAACAAAGTCTTTCTCAAAAAGGATCTAAAAATTCACAACATGGTTCAATGTGGATTACAAACAATATAGAAAATAAAAAAATAAAAAAATATGTTGATTCTATACCAGATGGATGGTATAAAGGTAGAGTGGTAAAACACACAACGTAATACGGTGTGTCAATCAGGAGTTATATATTGGATCGTAGAGCTATCAATCCAATATAAATAACAGGTAATATTTTTTTATGGAGGCTACGATGGATGAAGAATTTTTTGGCGCAATTAAGTTAGTAGCATTTAACTATGATCCTGTAGGTTTTATGGCATGTGACGGCCGTATTCTAAATGTAAATTCAAATCAAGCTCTTTACGCTCTTCTGGGTAATAATTTTGGTGGTGAGCTTGGTAAGACATTTGCTTTACCGAAATTAGAATCTCCTATGAAGGGCACTCATTACATCATCTGCGTCAATGGTCTCTGGCCTTCACGTGCTGATTGATGTTTAAGTTATTAGATCTCTGGGCTGATTGGTGTGGTCCTTGTAAACAAATGGCGCCTGCTGTCTATGAAGCAGGCGAAACATTCAAAGATTTTTTGACTATTGAAAAACTCAACATCGATATAGACATTGAAATAACAGAAAAATATAGAGTCAGGGCTGTACCTACATTGATCATATTAGATGATAATGGCAAAGAAGTTGCTAGGAAAATAGGTGCTATGCCTAAGTATAAATTATATGAATGGATTGAATCTACTGTATTAGGATATAGAAATGGAAATGAAACATAACGGATATTTTATTGCTGCAATCACTGCAGGTTCTTTGCTAATGTATCTAGCTGTTAACGATCAAATAACTGATTCTGTCACGCAGACACCTAACCCAAACATCGAGAGGTCTAATCTGATCAATGGTCAGGTTCCTCCTAACACACCTACTAAGACGATGTTTGAATCTCGCATCCTTACTGAACCTCAGACTGATGCTAAAGGTAAAAAGACAGGGATGGTATTGGTCACGAGCAGATCAGTAAGAGATACAGGAACACGTTCTCCTATCCATGTACATCCTTTTGGCGGGCAGACGTGTGTAGTATCTGGTGAGATGTCGTTGTATCTAGATGGTGAATCTGAGATTAAAGTTGCGGGTCCTGGAGATTGTTATTATATGCCTCCAGGTCGTAGGATGTCAGGTGTTAACTCTGCGGACACTCGGACGATCATGATCGATACTTTCGTTGTTCCTGCAGGTGATCAAGTCTGGATCGTAGTAGAACCTGGGATGGAAGATGCTCAGAATCAGTTTGATAAGCTGTTTGATACAAGAGAGCATATTCACTAAACAATATGCCCCACTGGCCCAACTGGTTAGAGGTGCTTGCCTTAGAAGCAAGAGGTTCTCCGTTCGAATCGGAGGTGGGGCACCAATATAATGCCACTTTAGTTCAATGGTAGAACATTGGTCTGTGGAACCAAGTACAGCAGTTCGATTCTGCTAAGTGGTACCATAAATTAAGTCGTTAGGAGGGCTATTATGAATAAAAAAGGTCAGCATGTAGTTCCGAGTGATGAAAAATGGAGTGTGCGTAAGGCTGGTTCAGCACGTGCTTCGGGTGTTTATGACACTCAGAAAGAAGCTGTGGATCAAGCAAGAAGAATTGCACAAAATCAGCAGACTACGCTTTATATTCACGGACGGGATGGGCGTATCAGGGAGCGAGACAGCTATGGTAAAGACCCTCATCCACCAAAAGGCTAAAGATGACAGCCACTATAGTTCAATGGTAGAACATTGCAGCAGTTCGATTCTTATAAGTTGTGTCATAAATATGTTTTTAGGGAGGTTATGATATGAAGAAATTTATCTTTACATTGTTAGCATTATTTCCTACAATGACACATGCACAAGACAAAAATGATTGTATGGATGCTGCAACAGCACATAAGGGCATAGGAGAACAATATGGTGAGAAACCATTCGTTGATCTCAATGAAAAAGGTATCAGACAATTAATAATATATGCTAACATGACTACTGGTACGTGGACAGTATTTGCTTTTAATCCACAACAAAATCAGCTGTGTGCAATCACTGCTGGTAAAGACTTTAAACCTGCAATGAGTAGGTTTGATCCTAAGCTGTGATATTTGAATTGGTGATATGATATGAAGACTGTTTTAGTCACTGGCGGTTATGGATATATCGGTTCGCATGCTATCAAAGCATTAGCAGATGCTGGGTATACAGTTGACAGCATAGATTTTAAGCAATCTTCTAATAAGATAAAAAATTATATCCGGTCAGATAGGATACGTGACATATCTAGGATGTCAAACATAGGTGGCAACTGGGGCGAGTATGATGCTGTCGTCCATCTCGCAGGATTGATATCTGTAGAACAATCAGTACAATATCCATGGTTGTATTTTAAGAATAACATCCTGGGAACGAAAAATCTGCTCGACTGTATCACAACAGATCATCTGATATTCGCATCGACTGCAGCAGCTTTCAATCCTGTATCACCTTACGCGACTTCTAAGATCGCTGCTGAACAGCTAGTCAGGAATCAGAGTAAGAATCATACGATCTTTAGATTCTTTAATGTTGCTGGCAACAACGGCGAGTTCGGTCAGATAGGAGAATCGACTCATCTGATCAGGATTGCCGCAGAGACTGCTGCCGGCAAGAGGACACATATGAATATCAATGGCACGGATTGGCAGACGAGGGATGGGACTTGCATCCGTGATTATGTTCATGTGATGGATCTCGTCGAGTGTATCATCAAAGCAATCGAAACCCCTGCTAATACTGATTATGAGTGTATCGGAAGCGGCATCGGTCATACAGTGAACGAAGTCATCGATATGATGAAAGAGATATCTGGACAAGATTTTAATGTGATTGAATCTCCTCGAAGAAAAGGTGATACAGCAGAAGTACTGATACCTGAACATAAATCAAAATACTTTTATGGAAATAGGACATTAGAAGATATGTGTCTCAGTGCATATAAGATGGAATTGAAATGAGGCAATTGCCGCCAATCTGAAAGGTAATACGAAATGGTTGCTGAAGTACATTATGCGTTTCCCCTAGCGATATATACTGAAAAATTAGATAATCATGAAGAATTTAATAGAGTGATATTGGATAATATCAAACCATACGATTTTATCAGCACAGAAACTACTTTAGCAGGAGAATGGTTAGGTAAGATAAACGTCCATCATAATCCTCTATTCGAAGATTTTTTTAAGACAGTATCGCGATCTATTAAAGACTATGTCAGTTTTTTAGGAGTTGAAGAAGAGTTTTTTAGATATTACTTTACAAAAACTTGGTTATCTATCATAGATAGACCCGATTTTCATATAGAATATCATATGCACGCTCAATCAGATATATCTTGGGTATACTATGTCGAAGTTCCTAAAAATGCTGATGCATTATCTTTCGGAAATATACATCTACAAAATCAACTATTTGAGGGTATGATGGATGATGGCAGATTGCAAAAAAATGCAATAGACAATATTAATGGAAGAGATTTGACAGCTCCGCTTTCCTTCTTTAAAGAAAGGAATACAGCAAACTTTACGAGCTTCCATATCCCGCCTT